TATATGATTGTGGTTGGTAATTTTTTAAATGGTCAAGCCCATATTCATACTCAAATAAAATTTCAGAATATCTTTTTTCTTTAGAATCAAATCCATCTGATTGCATTTTCAAATCCATTTGTAATTCGTTAATTACGTTTTGTAATGAATCTGCTTTACAGATTGTTGTTGTCACAACCGGTGTAAGTTTATCATTAGTGTGTATTAGCGAAACAAATGCGCCAATTGATCCAATTATTAATCCAATATTTATTAATACTCCTCCATTTTTATTTTCCATGTTTATATAATTCTTGTATTTGAATGCCCATCATATATGTTAACCATCTAACTGTTAATCCCCAAGAAGGTGTGTAGACACCAGTTTGTAAGAACTCAGTTTTATTATAAAAGAAAACGATAGTTGGTATAATAAACCAATGATGTCTTTTTCTATAAATAAAAAAATCTTTGGTATATTTCTTTTTCATTTTAAATTAACTCTATTGAATTAATACCATCTCCTTGTTGAATTGCATCTATCACTTCCAACCCTTCAATGACTTTACCAAAACAAGTATGGTTTCTATCTAAGTGTGATGTGTTATCACGGCTATGACAAACAAAGAATTGAGAACCACCTGTGTCTCTACCCGCATGTGCCATAGATAAAACACCTCTGTCGTGATATTGTTTTTCTGCGTTTACTTCACATGGAATGTTATAACCAGGACCACCAGTACCTGTTCCGTTTGGACATCCACCTTGAATTACAAAATTAGGAATAACTCTATGAAAGTTTAATCCATTATAGAATCCTTTGCTGATTAAATCTTTAAAGTTATTAACTGTGATTGGGGTTTCGTTATCATATAACTCAGCAATCATATCCCCTTTAGCTGTTGAAAATTTTACTTTGCTCATATTATTTTTTATTTTTACGGTTTCTAATATAATCTAACACAATGTTAAACGAACCCAAACTAATTGCTCCCCAACCAAAATATTTAACTAACTCGGGGTCGGCATTTTTGATACCATATTTCTCCACTAATATTCCCGTTAATATCATCATTATGTACACGATTTCTCTTATTTTAATCTTCATTGTTAATTTTTTTACTAATATAAAATTTTATTTTGGTAAATCCAAATAATTATAGATATGTCTGTACACATTAATAATAAAACCTTCAATGCGGAGTATCTATCAACTCCAGATGATATTCGTAAGGGTATGATGGGTCGTGAGTCATTAGATGGTTGTATGGTCTTTAAAATGGGTAAGGGACACCATTCATTTTGGATGAAGGATTGTTTAATACCTTTAGATATTGTCTTTGTTTTAAATAATCGAATAAATCGTATACATCCTAACTGTGAAGCTCCTGACTCACATCGTATGAACCCACCTCACTATACAGGTATTGGTGACCACGTTATTGAATTTCCTGCGGGTACCACTAACGGTTGGAGAGTTGGTGACCGAGTTGCTATGTACTTAGGGTCTCCTCAAAATCCTGTTCGATAGAGTAAGGTTCAATGTTTGAAAAATCGTATTTAACTTTTGGTTTAGTTTTTTGGAATACCCAAAAATAACTGTGATATTTCCGTGCATGTTCTTGTTTAGTCCATTTAGTCCCAAAACTATTAATTCTTAAATTTGCAACTAAGACAAACAAATCTTTAGGGTAAAATCCTAACTCCATCGCCATATTCATAACCATTGAGTGAGTAAAATGGTTCTTACCACCTGAAACCGTATCTTGACATTTAAAAACAACAAAACCATCTTTTTCAGTTATTCTATACAATTCCTTCAACGTATTATAATAATTCTTCATTAGATGTCCATAGGTCTCATATCCCTCATAACGTTTAGCAATAATAGAACTCCCCTCTTTATTACCTCTATATGATTTACCCGCTATCACAAATGGAGGGTCGTACATAATACTCTTCATACTTCCATCCTCAAATGGTAAATGTTCTGAACTAGCCTCAATAATTGTGTCATTTTTGGGGAATAAATCTGATTTAAACTTTGGTGTTGGGAGTTCCTTCCAAAAATTCCCAGTAGAATAGGTACAATCTAAATCGAAACAATCGATTTTATGTAAATCCATTATGTTCTTAATCACTTCGTAATTGGTGTTATAAACACTTTTTATCGGTTTGAAGTCTTTTTCCATTTGTTTTTAAATATTTTTTATGTATACTTTAGTAAAGTATAAGAAATAAAAAACAATAAACCAAAATATTTATAAAAAAAGAAATACTATGGCCTGCGGAATCTACAAAATAAAGAATTTAATTGACGAAAAAAATTATATTGGTAGTTCCGTAAATTTATTAAAAAGAGAATCTAAACATTTTTGGATGTTAAGAAATAATATTCACGATAATAACCATTTACAGAATTCATTCAATAAATCGGGTGAAAAAAATTTTAAATTTGAAATTATTGAGGAATGTAATGAAAACCTTTTAATCGAAAAAGAAAATTTTTATATTACCCATTATCGGTCAAATAATTCCGAATATGGTTTTAATATGGCTACGGTTAATGAATTTAGAAGAAACACATTTAATGATGAGGTTAAAATGAAATTATCTAAATATAATATGATTAAAAATGGTAATTTTAGTAATTTTTCATTAACAAATATCCAAACAAATGAAGAACATGTATTTGAGAATTTGATTGATGGGGCAACATACTTATTAAATAAGGGGTTCGCCAAAGGTGCTCCAAGAAATGTAAGAATGACTATATCAAATTGTTTAAGAGGAATAAAGTTAAATAATGGACATAAAGGTTCAATAAGAAAAACTTGTTATAAACATAATTTTAAAATAATAAACTAAATAAAAAACCAATTACAATGAGCTGTGGATGCAAAAAAAAGAACCAAGAAGCTTCAGCCCAACCGGCTCCAGCAACAATAAGATTAACTGAAGTGATGACCCCGGCACCAACATCGATACCTACGGCACCTTCAACACCTAATCAATAATATCGTCTTAATAAACGATTAAATGAAATATCGTCTTAATTGACGATATTTTTTAACCATTATAATATATATAAAAATATATACTTGAATATGAATGTAGAAAAAAAATTAACGAGTGTTCATGTCTTAGAAGACATCTACAGAAAGTTTAAAATTAATGCCATAGATGGTAATATCAATTTACAAAAATTGGTAAATAGGTCTTTAGATTTATACATAAAAGATGAAACCTACAGAAATAAAATAAACAATTACACTGATTTGTCAGTGAGTGGATCAAAATATTAATATGTTGAAAAAGAGAATATTATTGTTATCGGACGATTTAAGAATGACTTCAGGTATCGCCACCATGTCAAAAGAATTTGTTTTAGGTACTCTTCACAAATACGATTGGTTACAATTAGGTTCGGGTATTAATCATCCCGAAGTTGGTTCTGTGGTTGATATAAACGAAGATGTTAGGAAACGTACTGGAATTAAAGATGCGGACTTAAAAATAATACCTAATAATGGTTATGGTGATATACACACACTTAGAAAATTATTAAAAGAAGAAAGGATAGACGCTATTTTACATTTTACAGATCCTCACTATTGGCAATGGTTATATGAAAATGAACATGAGATAAGACAACAAGTTCCAATTTTATATTATCACATATGGGATAATTTACCAGACCCTTTTTATAATAGAAATTTTTATGAAAGTTGTGATTGGTTGGGTTGTATATCTAAACAAACATATGGTATTGTACATCGTGTTGGTAAATCAAAAAAAGAATTAACCTTTAAACCATTAGAAGATTGGCAAATTAGTTATGTTCCTCACGGTATTAATCCTGACGTTTTTAAACCAATCGATGAAGTACCTGTGGATGTTAAAAATACTTTATTTCAAAATAGACAATATGATTTTGTTTTATTTTATAACAGTAGAAATATAAGAAGAAAACAACCAAGTGATGTTATCTATTCATTTAAATTATTTTGTGATAATCTTCCTAAAGGTGAAGCTGATAGATGTTTACTTTTAATGCACACAAGTCCTGTTGATGAGAATGGTACAGATTTACCGGCAGTTAAAGATGCCGTTTGTCCAAACTATATGGTAACATTTATAAACACAAAAATTGAACAGAGTCAATTAAATGAAATCTACAATTTAGTTGATTGTACAATCAATATTGCCAACAACGAAGGTTTTGGTTTAGGTACCGCAGAAAGTATTATGGCCGG